CCTCGATCAGCGTGCCAGGCGCTTGTAGGTTTGCATCATAGCGCACCGACAAAGACACCTTGCCACTACCATTGCCTGTGGAATCACCAGGGGACACAGAGGGCACGTACTCGTACATGACGCCACGCACCTTGTACCTCTGGTACCCCGAACTTTCCTGTGACGCCCATTGGAGCGTCCCAGGCAGCCCAGGGTTGAAGGAAATCGAGTTGATTTGAAAACCAGCGCTCGACTGCACATTTGCAATTGGCTCACGCTTTCGAAAAATGCCGGCCTTGCCACCACCACTGAGCAGCGTCCAATCGCGAACCTCTTTGAGAGAATTCACTTTCGGAAGCGGCCCAACTTTGTAGTCGCCCATGCCAAACACTTTCCCAACGGTCTTGCCAAGACCCTTCACTCCTGATTTGACCAAGTCACCCGTCTTCTCCGAGACCCAGTCGACGGCATCCGAGAAAAAGTCGCCACGACCGAACATCTTGTTCTGCGTGCGCTTGACCGCCTTTTGGTAGTCACCTTTTCCCTGAAACACCTCCTTCTTGATCTCATGCTTGACGGCCTTCTTGGCCTCTTTTTTCGCCTCGTGCTTCGCAGCACGTTTGGCCTTCTTTGCAGCAGACTTCGGCATGCTGTGGAATCTTTTTATGGAGCTACAGACTGCCTCGCTTCCATAATAGGTCGATTTCCTCTGGTGGCAATATTGAGTTCTTCGCAGCAGTCCAACCTGGGTCGCCACCCAATTTTTTGTCCCACAGCTTCACCGCATCCACAATCATGTGTTGCAGCATAGCACGAAGCTCGTAACTGTACCAATGTGCCTGTAGCAAGTTGGCTAGCCTCTGCAACGTTCTCGTGGGGGATATTTCACCCTCTGAGTTCTGCAAGAGACTCGCTCTACCCTTCTCCGCATCAAATGCGGGCACAGGATCACCACCATCCATGATGGTGTATGATGACAGGAACGAGAAACCATTGTCACCAGCCTGGTATGAGTTGTCGACTGTCAGAACGACCCCAAACACCCAGCAAGCAATTTGGCAGAACAGTAGCATATCGAACCACTGTCCAGCCTGACCCGAGACCAGCACGTTGGAGTCATCCCCCACGACTATGTCATCGAAATCACGTCGCATATCGGAATAGGTGGGCATGCGCAACAGGGAGTACTCGTGATGAATCACGTAGCAACTCCTATCACACAACATCTTCCCAAGTGTGTTGTCTGGCAACGTGCCAATCCAACCACTAGGCATGCACTCCAAAATAGGCACAACAGCGCCATCATGTAGCACAAGCCAACCAAACTTCAATGCGGTGGATACATTCCAAATGTACCGGTACTCAGCCTCACTAAGAGGCCCACCCCACAGTGACATCTTGATCTTCGTCACCCAGTAGAGCAGCACGTATCTAAACGTTGCTTCCCAGCACTTCGCATCCATATCAAACTCGAATTCCATCGCCTTGACGCGACGGAACATCTCTTTCCAGAACCCCCCTGTCACAGGGGACCCGGCCATGGAGGATGTCATTCCATGAACGGCATAGAGTGAGCGGTTGAATTTCAACCAACACTGATTACCCATCAGGTTCAACCTCATGTCAACATTGACCACACCACGTTGAGCGTTCTGCTCCAATTTTTCTTTGGGTCGCATTTCGTTCTTCATCATTTTGGTGTGTACAGGGGCAATCGGATCGCCCGTGTAATAGGACTCCCTGAATGGAAAAAAGCTATCGTGAAATTGCTGCGTGGCATAAAACTCACCCTTGGTCGGATAACCAAGATGTGGGCCAGGCCACGAAGCCGCTTTCCCCATGTCCATTGAGTCGATCACCTCATCCAGAGTTGACCAACCCCCACAAACGCCTACGGTGCGAAGCTCGTGGCAAACTGCTTGTGCAGCCACCTCCACGTGCCGCGCCCATTTGAAATCGAACACAAAAGGCTCAGCCTCATACTTCGCGGTGGAGTACCTTTCGGTTTCCACCGTCGAAATAGTTCGGAAAAATTTCA